AAAACATAGTCTAAGCGTATGACATTACAGGATAATTTAACTAAACTATTTTGTCTCCGAAATAGGCCCTATACAGAGGAGGTAAGCCAGGCTTAGTTGAGGGCTGACTAAGCCAGGCTTAGTCGATTTCTAAAAGGCTTATATTTCAAACAGTATATAGTATATAGTATATTCTAATTAAATAAATAATAATAATAATAACAGTAGGTTACATAACTATTTGGCCTAGAATACTATTATGAACAAATATTCATCATACTGTGTACTAAGCTTCTGGCTTACCATCCCCCTGCTGGCGACCAGGCCAGTGCTAAGAACATTTCAAACGTTTGATTATCTTTGAAACATTATTGCTATTTGAAATAAAGTTTCAAACATAGCGCCGGCTTTGAAATGTAATTCAAACTAACTCGGGATTCAAACCAGAGAGGGACGGGTCGATGGGTTTTTATGGGTGTCCGTGAGATCCTCGCCCCAAAATTACAATTGACCCCTGCCGCCGGATTTGTAATAGCTTCGCCGCGTTGCAGCCCAACCGCAAAGGAACTACCCATGTCCCTCGGTGAAACCCGCGTTCGCATCAGCTTCAACCCCAGCGCAGACAGCGACGTCGACCGGATCAAAAACAAATCGGCCGAGCTGATCGACCTCGTGGATCGCTTGCCCGGCCCCAGCGGCGACGATCGCCAAGCCTACGGCGAGTTCCGACGCCTCATGGCGTTGGCGCAGACCGCCTACGAGGAAGCCGCCATGTGGGCCGTCAAGGCCGCTACGGTGGCGAAGTAGCTTCGCCCTGTCCCCCGTAACAGCCCAAGGAAGGCCGCCCATGCGTTCGATCGAAGGTATCGCCCGCGTATGCCACGAAGTGAACCGCGCGATCTGCGAGGCCGCTGGAGACGCTAGCCAGCGCCCGTGGAACGAAGCCGAGCAGTGGCAGCGCGACAGCGCTGTCCAGGGCGTGCACTTCGCGATCAACAACCCGGATGCCACGGCCAGCGCCCAGCACGAGGCGTGGATGGCGGACAAGCGCGCGGACGGGTGGACCTGCGGCTCGGTCAAGGACGCCACGGCAAAGACCCACCCGTGCATGGTGCCTTACGATCAGCTTCCGTTCGAGCAGCGGGTCAAAGACCACGCCTTCAAGGCCGTGGTGAGGGCGATGGCATCGCAAGCTACCACCCTAGCCACCACCCCCTGAAAACGCACCAGTAATCAATATCATTCAAATACGGGGGTACCAGGTTGATAACCTCGGTACCCTTTTTCCAAAGAAAAACCCCCGGCGCCTTGGGAGCACCGGGGGTCAAGTCGGAGGTTTGATAGGGGACGTCGGTCCAGAACCCCGAACCGGCGAGCCGTACCCCTACGCCGTGGCGACCTCCTCGTCAACGGCTGCTTCCGCTTCCGCTTCCGCCGGAGGCGGTGGAGCATCCACATACTCGACCGCCCCGCTCAGGTACCCGCCGGTGGCGAACCGCATCACCGCCTTGGCGCCATCCGGCTTGACCAGCCGCAGCTCGACCTCGTGGGCGTTCTGGTGGTCCACGGCGAACACGAGCGTGCCGGCGGGCTCGCCGGTCTCCTTGTCGAGCAGCGTGACGCTCTGCTCCGCGACTTTCCATGGTGTCGGCATCGGGTTCTCCTTGGGTTGACGATGGAACGCACGTAGCATAACCTGTGGCGCATGACCACCATGCACGCCGTCCAGTCCAGCAACCTCGCGGCCGTGGGCTACGACCCCGAGACCCTCACGCTGTCCATCCAGTTCAAATCGTCCCCGCGTCCCTACCGCTACGCCAAGGTGCCAGAGAGTGAGTACCAGTCGCTGATGGACGCCACGTCGCCCGGCCGCTATTTCCTTCAGAACATCAAAGACCAGTACGACGAGGTGTGACATGCCCTCGTTCATTTGTCTTGGAGAAGCGCCGATCGCCGGGTGTGGGCGCATTCTTACGGACGAGGAGCGTTATTACTATTCGACTTCCTGCGAAGACTGCGCGCGGCTGTGGGGAGAAGAAATCGACGCATGGCGCGCTGGTGGTCCCAACGTCGAATTAGACCGTATGTTCTCCGCGCTACCACCGGTGATGAATGGATGACCTTGCCGCCAAGGAGCAGGCGCGCCAGCAGGCCATCCTGAAGTTCGGCAACGATCGCAAGCTGGCGCACGCCGTCCTGTTCGCCCACCGCCATCCCGACGCCACCCCACCGTTCCACCACGACATGATGGACGTGTGGCATGGTCCTTCGCGGCGCGTGCTGATCATGGCGCTGCGCGAGGGCGCGAAGTCGACGGTCGGCGAGGAGGAGATGATTCTCGACGCCGTGTTCCAGTCGTTCCACAACGCGGTGATCATCGGCGAGACCGCGGAACGTGCGGCCGATCGCCTGCGGGCCGTGAAGTACGAGTTGGAGTACAACGAGTTTTTGATAGAGCTGTTCGGCGGGATGAAGGGCACGACGTGGAACGAGGACAAGATCATCCTCCAGAACAACGTGTGCATACAGGCCAAGGGACGCGACCAGTCGTTCCGCGGCATCAAGCATCTCGACTGGCGCCCCGACTTCCTCTGGGTGGACGACTACGAGGACAAGGAGAGCGTCAAGACACCCGAGAGCCGCGACTTCTGGACCAAGAACTTCATGACCGTGATCGTGCCGGCCTGCGACAGGCGCGCAAAGATCCGCATCACCGGAACGCCACTGGATGACGACTGCATGCTCTACCGCCTGCGCAAGGAGCGCACGCAGGACGGTGGGCTGCGCTGGACCACACGCGAGTATCCGATCGAGTACATCAGCCCGGAGGGCGAGCGTACGCCGATATGGCCGGCGCGGTACCCGCTGGAGTACATCGACGAAGTCAAGCAGTCCTACGCCGAGCAAGGCTTGGCCGAGGACTACCAGCGAGAGTACATGGTGCAGGCCAGCAATCCGCAGCTGCGCAAGTTCAAGGCCGAGCAGATGCACGTCGTGCCGCACATCCGGACATGGCAGCCGACGCTCGCGGTCTACGACCCCGCGCGCACGACGAACCAGAAGACGTCGTCGATGACCGGACACGTCGTCGCCAGTTGGATCGGCAACAAGCTGGTGGTGTGGGAGGCGGGCGGGCGGTTCATGCTGCCCGATGCGCTGATCGCCGATCTGTTCCGGGTGGAGGAGACCTACAGCCCGGTCGAGATCGGCGTGGAGGAGACCGGGCTGAACGAGTGGATCATGCAGCCGCTGCGTCATGAGCAGTTGCGCCGGCGCATCATGCTGCCGCTGCGCGCCATCAACGCGCCGAAAGGCAAGATCGACTTCATCGGATCGCTCCAGCCGTTCTTCGCCGCGGGCGAGGTGGAGTTTGCCGTCGAGCTGCCCGAGCTGAAGAAGCAGCTGCTGTCGTTCCCGACCGGGCGGCTCGACGTTCCCAACGCGCTTGCCTACCTCCTGAAGATGCGGCCGGGCCTGCCGGTGCTCGACGGGTTCGGCGCGATGAACGTGGTGGAGGATCTGCCGCGCGTCTCCAGCCGGCCGTACTACCTGGCGCTCAACGCCGACAAGGGCGTGGTGTCGGCGATCCTGTGCCAGCACGTCGACGGTGCACTGTGGGTGCTGGCCGACTGGCTGCGCGAGGGCGACCCCGGCGAGGTGCTCGGCGGCATCGTCACCGACGTGTCCATGGAGATCGGCAGGACACCCAGGCCGGTGGCCGGGCTCCAGCACTTCAAGCCGTTCGATACCATCGGCCTGATGGCGGCGGCGCGGCGAGTGCCGATCGACGTCAACAGCGGTGGCGAGCTGCTGCACGGCCGCGAGGAGCTGCGCAAGTACATGCGCGCCATGCGGCACGGACAGCCGGCGCTGCTGATCGCCAGCCGGGCGTCGTGGACGCTGCGCGCGCTCTCGGGTGGCTATGCGCGCAAGGTGGTGAAGGGCGGCGTCCTGAACGGCGAGCCGGTGGAGAATGTCTACAAGGTGCTGATCGAGGGCCTGGAGACATTTGCCGGGCTCTTGCCCTCGACCGCCGAGCGGGATATGGATGACAGTCCCCATTATGCGGTCAACGACCGGGGCGTCCGCTACATGACGGCATTGCCACGCTGATGGCCCGACGATCGCGCAAATCCGCCAAGCTTGCTCGCGACCCGCGCAGCGACGCGGAGACGCCCGAGCCGGATGCCGACGACGCCCTGTCCGCCATCGGCGATAATAGCGAGGGCGTCGACACTGACAAGGAGAACGCCAAGGAGGAAGACCGCGACGCGCAGCTCTGCGGCGTCGATGAGATCCACGACGCATTGGTCGAGTTGTACGATGATATCGAGGGCGGGTTCAACAACCAGGCCGACCGCTCCGACGACATCATGGACTACTGGGACTTGTACAATTGCAAGATGGGCGGGCGGCAGGCGTACGCCGGCAACAGCAAGATTTTCGTGCCGATCATCACCAACGCCGTCAACGCGCGCAAGACGCGCTTCACCAACCAGATTTTCCCGCAGTCGGGGCGCAACGTCGAGTGCACTACCAGCGAGGACAAACCGAACGAGTTGATCGCGCTGCTGGAGCACTATATCCGCCGCGCCAAGCTGCGCACGCAGGTGATGCCCGCGCTGATGAAGAACGGCGACATTGAAGGGCAGTACAACATTTGCGTCTCGTGGGGCTCGACCAAGCGCACCGTGACGCAGCGTGTCACCAAGCCGCTTCAGCCGGCCGGCCAGGAGCCGATCCCCGGCACCGACGACGACGACATCGAGGAGGAGACCGTCGAGCGCGCGTGCCCGATCGTCGAGGTGCTCGGCGACAGCGACGTGCTGGTGCTGCCGGAGACCGCGAACAGCATCGAGGATGCGATCTACGAGCAGGGTGGCTCGGTGACGGTGATCCGGCGCTGGAGCAAGTCGAAGATCAAGAAGATGATCGCTGACGAGGAGATCGAGGAGGAAGCTGGCGAGAAACTGCTCGGCATGTTCACCGACAACGACGGGCCGATGCGCGAGGACAAGCCGAAGAAGATGATCGATGCCGCCGGCATCCAGACGCAGAATGGCACCAAGTACGCGCTGATCTACGAGACCTACACGCTGCTCACCTACAACGACGAGCGCCGGCTCTACAAGGCGTTCTTCGGCGCTCCGCAACTGATCGTCGGGTGCAAGCGCAACCCGTACTGGTCCGACCGCTGTCCGATCCTGTCGGTGCCGGTGGAGAAGGTGCAGGGCTCGTTCAAGGGCATCTCGAAGCTCAAGCCGTGCGCCGACATGCAGTACGCCGCCAACGATGCGGTGAACGAGGGCATGGACTCGGCGGCCTACTCCATGCTGCCGATCATCATGACCGATCCGCTGAAGAACCCGCGCATCGGCACGATGGTGCTCAATCTCGCGGCGATCTGGGAGACCAACCCGAACGACACGCAGTTCGCGCAGTTTCCAGAATTGTGGAAGTCGGCGTTCGAGGTAGTCGGCGCGTGCGAGCAGAAAATCAACCAGACGCTCAGCGTGTCGCCCGCTGTGATGCCGCAGTCGACGTCGACCGCGCAGCGGCGCAACCAGGCCGAGCTGGCGCAGGAGGCACAGGTCGACATCCTCTCGACCGCCGACGCCGTCACGGTGGTGGAGGAGGGCGTGCTGACGCCGCTGCTTCAGTGGTTCGTCGAGCTGGATCACCAGTTCCGCGACAAGCCGATGACTGTGCGCGAGTACGGCGAGATGGGCGTGATCCTCAATATGCAGGAGATCAAGCCGGTTCAGATGAACAAGCGGTTCGAGTTCCGTTGGTTCGGCGTCGAGAGCGCGCGCAACGCGCAGCAGGTGCAGCAGCAGATCGCCACCATGAACGTGCTGCGTGGCATCCCGCCGGAGCAGTATGAAGGCTACAAGCTCAACATGCGCCCGATCATGGCGCAGATGGTCGACAACGCGTTCGGCTCGCGCATGGCACCGGAGATTTTCCAGAACATGCGCAGCCAGCTCAGCAACGAGCCGCAGCTTGAGAATACGATGCTGCTCGACGGGTTCGATCTGCCGGTGCATCCGCTCGACGAAGACGCGCAGCATCTCCAGGCACACGCGCAGATCATGCAGAACGGAGATCCGACTGGCATGATTCGCGTGCACATGGCCAAGCACATCGCGCAGCTCTCGCAGAAAACGCAGCAGCAGGCGATGATGCAGCAGCAACAGCAGATGCAGCAGGGCATGCCGGGCGTGCCCGGCGGCGCGGGTCCAGGCGGCCCGCAGCCGGCGCCAGGGGTCGCCGGGTCGCCGCGCATCGGCGCGCAGCCGCAGATGCCAACCGGTGGCCAGGGTCCGCCCGGCATGATTCACCACGACCAGCTCAACGGCGCGGGGATTGCTCCGCGGCGTTGATCTGTGGTAGCAACAATCGTTCGTCGGAGGTTCGCTATGCGCAAGGTTATTTCGTCGATCGCGGCGCTTTTGATGTTTTCTTCCGTCGCGCTAGCGCAGCCGCTGTTCACCGGCGGGCGCACGTCGAAGCTCAACATCACGGCGGCGACAGTCGTGAAGGTCGGCAGTGGGCGGCTCGCGACATTCACTGTGACGACGGCCGGCGCTGCGGGGACAATCAGCGACACGACGACAACCGGCGCCGTTGCGGCGGCCAATCTGATCGCAGTGACCCCGGCCACCGTTGGTGTCTACAAGATTGACTGGCCAGTGCTCAACGGCATCGTTGTGACACCGGGTGTGGGGCAAATCGTGTCGGTGAGCTACGAATGAAAAAGCTCCTCCTCGCCGCCTTCCTCACCCTCGCGTCTCCCGCGCTCGCGCAGAATGTTTTCTTTCCGGCCAATCCCGGCGACATGATCGTCAAGGGGACGGTCGGCGCGTGGACTGGCGTGCCCGGCGGCACCGCCGGCTGTGTGCTGATGTCGCAAGGTCCGACCGCGGCGCCGACGTGGAGCTGCGCGCTGCCGCTCAACTTCAGTCTGCCGCCGATCGCGACCAACCGGTTTCTTGGCAACGCCAGCGGCGTGCAGGCGATCCCGAGCGCGTTGACCATCAACCAGGTTCTCGACACGGTCGGCTACGACACGTTGCGCACGCCGACCAACGGGTCGATGCTGGTCAAGGAGCCCGCAACCGGGACGTGGCAGGCGCTCGTGCCATCACAGAATGTCGGCTGGGTGCTGTCGTCGGCGGGTTCGTTGCAGGTGCCGGTGTGGTCGTTTCAAGCAGGATCGGCATCACCGGGTGCCGCTGGAACGTGTCTCGTCAGCAACGGCGTCGCTCCAGCTGCGCCGACCTATCAGAACTGCCTGACCGGGCTCGGCCTGACGATGACGAACGGGCAACTGCTCGTCGGCCAGACAGGATCAGTGCCGCTCGCGAAAACGATGAATGGCGACGGCACGCTCGACTTGAACGCAGCGTTCACGCTGGCGACGGTCAACGCGAACGTCGGATCGTTTGGCTCGGCGACTGCGGTGCCGGTATTCACGGTCGATGCCAAGGGGCGCATCACAGCGGTGACGACGGCGGCGCCGACCGTAACCAGCGTCAATGGCGTGGCGTATCCGTCATCGGGCACGACCGGGGATCTGTTGCAAGCGACCGCGGCGGCGACGATGGGACGGCTTGCGGCTGTGGCGACGGGTAACGTCTTGCGTTCCGGCGGCGTCGGTACAGTGTCAGCATGGGGAAAAGTCAATCAGACGACTGACATTACGGGTGTAACTCCTGTCGCGAACGGTGGCACGAATGCATCGTCGGCCAGCGGCACGGCGGTCGACAACATCAGCGGGTTCGCGTCGACCGGCATCATGTCGCGCACCGGCGCAGGCGCATACTCGTTCTCGACCATCAGCGCGCTGATCGACGTTATCGGCTCAACGCGCGGCTCGGTGCTGTACCGCGGCGCCGCGGGCTGGGCGGCACTGACGCCCGGCGCATCGGGCACTGTGCTGTCGTCGAACGGTGCGGGTGCCGATCCATCGTACATCGCAGCCGGCGGCACCGGTACGGTGACGAGTGTTGTTTGCGGCACAGGACTTGACGGCGGAACGATTACGACAACCGGAACGTGTTCTCTGTCTGCGGCACGGCGCACGCTGCCGACGACGCAACCTTTTACGTCTGGTACCAGCGCTACCTACACCACGCCGGCCAATGCACTTTGGCTTGAAGTGTGGATCGTTGGCGCGGGCGGCGGCGGCGGCGGCGCTGGCACCGGAGGACAAACTGGCGGGGGCACTGGTGGCACAACCACGTTTAATTCTGTAACCGCCATAGGAGGCTCCGGCGGAAGCGCCGCTCCATCTGCGGTAAATAATAATCCTGGTCCCGGAGGGAACGGCGGGACGGGTGGGACCGGTACGGCATCGCGCCGTTCTGGTGGCGGGGGCAGTCCTGGTGGACAGGGAATCGCTGCTGCTGTCAACGGCACCGGTGGCCCCGGTGGATCGTCTGGATTTGGTGGTGGCGGTACGATGGCCACGACGGGCGGTACCTTCGGTGGCGGCGGTGGTGGTTCTGGAACAAGCTCTGGCGGCGTTTCTGGCGGAGGCGGGGGCGGGGGCGGTGAAACGGCTTACTTTATTATCAACAGCCCTTCCGCCACCTATACCTACACTGTTGGCGCCGGTGGTACAGCTGGTGCTGCGGGTACGAGCGGTGGAGCCGGTGCGGTAGGAGGCGGTGGCTACGTTTTTGTTATTGAGCACTATGGGTCCTAATACCTCACATTATCTAGGATAGAAGGTATGACGCTTTCTCGCCGCAGGTTCCTACTTGGATCGTCCGCACTTGCCGCTGCATCGGAACTTCCAAGCGCAGCACTCGCGCAAAGCTCCTACAATCCATGGCAGTGGCGTACGTATAATTATTACGGCAACGATATGCCGGTTGCTGATCTCCCATGGGATTACGTGACACACATTCTGGACGTATTTGTCGGCATCAACATCAACGGCGATGTTGCGGTCGACATGCTGGCGCCGATGCAATCGCACATCGTTCCACTAATCACGGCAGCGCACGCCCATGGCGTCAAGGTACTGCTCTGCGTCGGAGCGTTGAGCGGCGGAACGCCGGCCACTCAGTCTGACGTCAATCTTTATAATTCGATCGTTAACAACGGCGGGTGGGTCGCTGCCGCGAAGATCATGGCGTTCGTCAATCAGTACGGTTACGACGGCGTGGCACTCGACCTGGAGCCGGCCGCTGGAAATCTAACATCGACGTTCGCCGTATGGACGAGCTTGATGAAGAACCTGCGCCAACAGCTCGTCAATCCGAAAATTCTGACGTGCAACGCCGTTTCCGATCCAGGGCATGCGCAGATGTGGGGCGGATCGGAGGCGCTGTCCTATCTCGACCGCCTGCACCTCATGACGTTCAATCTTTACGCCTACTCACTCGGGCGAACGACGCACAACGCTTCGCTGTACGGCGGAACGACTTTTGCCGATTATGCGTCGTTTTCGGTTGACGCTAACGTGCAAGACTATCTGCGGCGCGGCGTGCCGGCGAACCGCATCAACATCGTACTTCCGTTCTACGGCAAAGAGCTTTTCGGATATGCTGGTCCGAACCTCGGGCTCGGTGCGCACCAGCCAGGCACAGCGCCTGATGCTGAATTGGACTACAACGTCATCGTCAACAATCACCTGCCCGGTGCGACGGTTCATGTCGACGATGTGGCGCGTGTGCCGTGGGCTTCCGTTCCGGATAACTCGCGCTGGTATTCCTACGACGACGCGATGTCGATCCGCGCAAAGGTGGACTACGTGCGTGCGCGTGGACTGGGCGGTGTCGACGCGCATCATATCGGTGGTCAAAATTTCCCGAACGCCATCATCAAGAATCCGCTGTGGCAAGCGGTCGAGGATGGCTTTGCAGCGCCACCTCCTGCGCAGGAAGCGGCGGCTATCGTTGAAGTCGATGTCGGAAGCTTGTTTCGGCCGAATGGATGGGGGCAGGTATTCTCAGGTCGCATCTTTGGCGATGGCATTCCTTCAACGCTGTGGTGCTACATCTTTTCCAAATCCAATCCTGAGCAGCTGCTGAGCTATATGCCCAACGTTTCGACGGTCGGCGGTGTCTGGTCAGTCGTGAACAACTCTGTCGTCGGTCCAGGCACGTATTGGTTCTACGTGTTTGGTCCGTCTAACAAGATGTTGGCCAAACTTCCGTTTGTCGTTTTTCCGTAGGAAGGACTACACTGTGAACCTCAAAGGTGTGCTCGCATTCTTTCTTGTGTGTACGTCGGCCGGAATGGTGATCCTCTGGATGCTGCATCCGCCGACCGTTGACGCCGGGACCGCCGCACTCCTCGCCAGCTTCGTGACCATGTTCATCAAGATGTCGGCCGATGCGATCGGCTACCAGTACAATTCAAGCGCGGGCTCCGACAAGAAGGATGATGCGCAGGCCAAGGTGGCGAGCACATTGGCTGCGGCTGTTCCCGTCGCCGCGGCTGCGATCGTTACTCCGGTAACATCGTGGTGGACGCTGCTGACCGACGCCGAGCGGTTTGCGATCGAGGCGGCGGCACCGAACAATGCGCGCCTGACTGCGTTCATTACGGCAGCGAAGGTCGGAAAAGCGACCACCGACGATCTCAACTACCTCGTGCAACGCAGCTTGCTCACGCAACCGAGGGCTGATACGATTGCTGCATCTGTTTGAAGGAATAGCTCATGCCGGCGCTGATGCTGTTTGCGATTTCGCTCCTGCTCGTTATCGGGCCGATTTATTTCGGCGGATGGTGGATGTGCCGTTAGGTGTAGGCGGGGAAGCCGATGCCACAAATCTGGGTGCTCGTCCTGCTCTGCAACTGCGCGCAGCCGACGCAGACCTTGTTTCCGACGCACAGGAAGTGCGACGAAGCAGGCCGGCGCGCGCTCTACGCGCTTGATATCAACGTGCCGAGCTATCGGTGTACAGCAGTGGTGCGATGACCGATGCCGTTCAAGGAAGGACCAGCCAAATGATGCGCTTCGTGCTTTCGATCTGCCTCGTGTGTTTCGCGTTCACCGAAGCGTCGGCGCAAAATCCGCGCCCGCGAATTCCGCTCCCCATCGATCCGCTCGGGCTGAACGAACGATCGGGTGTCGGCGCTGGCTCGCCGCTCGGCAATCTGCTCGGTGCACTCGACGCCAAGCTGCTGCCGGATCTGAAGTACGCGCTGAAGCTGGCGGAAGCGTCGGGCAGCAAGGTGACGGCGCCGTGCTATTCGGCATGGATCGCCATTATCGAGACCCGGCAGTCCGCGGTGAAAGAAGGCGACCAGGATGTGCCGCTGCCCGATCCGCACCTGGTGACCGACTTCGAGAAACTGGTCGAGCTGCGCAACTCGCTGCAACCGGATTCGCCGTTCATGATCTCGTGCTCGCCGGTCGCCAGCATGGTGAAAAAGGACATCGTCGGATTTATCGGCACGGTGATTTCGGGCGGCGCGGGGCTCGCGACGCTCGTACCGGGACTGTAAAAGCGAATTCACGGTCCCGCGCGGGGGCTAACGTGCGAGGCAGTCATGGACATCAGGCCGGGTGATGCGCTACAAGCGTTCGCTTATCTCGTAGGTGCTGCCGGCTTCATCGCGGCGATGCGTGTGTCGATCGCACGGCTGGCGGTTCGGCAGGATAATCTGGAACGTGTTGTCGCGACCGTCGTTCAAAATCTGAGTGATAGTGTAAAGCAGATCACCGATGCAGTGACGAGGATGGCCCGTTATGACGAACGCATCCGGTATTTACGACGCGATGTTGAAGAACTCCGACGCAAGCAAGGTTATATTGCCCGTCCCGAACCCCTCCAGAATGAAGACGCTGCGGAGCAGGACTGAGCTGGTGACCGGCGCACTCATATGCGCCGTGCTGATGTTCGCCGGCTGGAACTGGATTGTGCGCGCATCAGTGCTGAGTTTTGGACCCCCGGATGCGGTCTATCTGAGCACCGCTAAAGCGGGACCGGGCGACACCATCCAGGTGCATTTTCGCGACGTGACGTGGTACCGACTATGCAAATCGGAGACCATCATGTCGTTTCAGCCGAAGAACGGGCTGCGGTTCGACTTCCCGGTCCACCAGACGTCGACGCCGATGACGACCGGCAAGATCCCGCCGAAGTCGCGCGCGCTGACGCTACCGGTGGCGCTCGACGCAAGCCAGTATGGTGCGGGCATCGTCAGCGGCCATGTGCGGTCGTCATGCTGGCCGGTTGAAGGATTGCCCATCGTGACGCCGCTGCCCGACATGGCGCTGGAGATCGTGCGGCGGGGATGACGCTTCGTGGACGCCAGATCACATGGGGCGAATTGCTCACCGTGGCGGTAGCATTCGCCGCTGTCGCGCTGTGGTCTTGGGGTGCCGGGTTCTACATGGGGCGGGCGTTTGAACAACTTGACATAATGTTGCGTGCGGGCGTACGGTGCCGCAACATTGTTGTCCCTTGAGGTTTGTTCATGGCCCGCCGTCCGATCGCCGCCGCTCTCGCCGATACCGAAGATCAGAACATCGACCAGGGTGATCAGCGCGCCATTGTCAACGGTGAAGTCGAGGACGACGTCGAGCAGCTTGAAGACGACGTCGAAGAACTTGAAGACGATCTCGCGGCGGACGACGCTGATCCCGACGAACCTCTCGAACCCCGACAGCGCGAGCGCCGCCCGGCGCGCGTGCGCGAGCCCGATGAAGACCGGCTGGCCGCAATCGAGCGACGCGCGGAAGCCGCCGAGCGACGTGCGGAAGCCGCTGAACGCACCGCGCGTGAAGCGCAGGAGCGCTATCAGCAGCGCCAGGAGCCGGTCGAGACGCCGGAGCAGGAAGCCGCCAAGCTCGCGTTGATGACGCCCTACGAGCAGCTTCAGTATTCGCAGCGCAAGATCGACAAGGCGCTCGCCAATCATGACCAGCGCGTGCAGCGCGGTGTGCTCCAGGCGTCCAACGCCGCCGACAAGTCCTCGTTCGAGGCGTTCGTCTCCGACAAGCCGCAGCTCAAGAAGATCGCCGCCGACGTCGAGAAGAAGCACGCCGAGCTGATGGCGCAGGGTGCCACGCCGTCGCGCATGGACGTCGCCAAGTACATGCTCGGCGAGCTTGCGCTCAAGGCGTCGCAGACGCCGGAGGCGCGCAAGGCCAACAACGACCGTCGCGACCGGGTACAGCGCCAACAGGCGCGGCCGGGAACGCCGGCCAGTGACGTCCGCGGTGAACGGCGCCGCGGGAATACGCTTGAAGATCGGCTTGCGAACGTTCAAATCTGAACGGGCGCGCAACACAGGAGACCTGAGTTATGCCGACGAACGTTGCAAGCCAGTTTTCGGCTGACATTGAAAACTATATCGCCGATCAGGTGCTCCCACTCGCGCGGCGCCAGCTCGTCGCCTATCAGTTTGGTGATCCGGCGACACTTCCGAAGGGCCGCGGTACGACCTACACGGCGACGCGGTTCAACCGCATCCCGCTCCCTTACGCGCCGCTCTCCGAAGGTGTCCCGCCGATCGGCCAGACGATGACGATCACGCAGGTGAGCGCGGTCGCGCAGCAGTGGGGCGACAAGGTGACCATCACCGACGTCGCGGAGCTGACCATCAAGCACCCTTTGTTCAAGCAGGCGACCACGCTGGTGGCCCTCCAGACGGCCGAGACGCTGGAGCGCAACACGCAGGTGAACCTGCTCGCCGGCACGCAGATCAACTACGTCAATACCCGTGGCGCACGAGCCTCGCTGGTCGCGGGCGACGTGCTGAACCCGCACGAAATCAACCGGGCCACCGGCGCCCTGCTTACACTTGGCGCTCCCCGCTTCATGGGGGATGAGCAGACCAATACCAAGATCGCCGCGCAGTCGGGCGGCGCGCAGGCGTCGAAGAATCCGCGTGCGATGCCGCACTACACGTCGATCATCCACCCGCTGCCAGCGCAGGACATGCGCGAGAACAACACGGTGGTGACGGCATGGAGCTACAGCGACCTGAACCGGCTCTACAACTCCGAACTCGGTGAGTGGGGCGGCATCCGGTTCTGCGAGAGCAACATGGTGCCGACGTTCACTGGCGTTGCGGCGATCCAGGGTACGGTCGGGACGGCCGGCGCGCTGGCGACCAACTCCTACTTCATTCAGGTCACGGCGTCCGACACGCAGAACCAGTACGAGAGCCAAGTCTACCAGGTCTCGAATACGCTTTCGGTCGTCGGCCCGAACGGATCGGTTTCGGTCGCGCTGCCGTCGCTGCCGGGCTACACCTTCAACGTCTACATCGACACCGACAACGTGCCGAATTTCCTCGGGCAGTGCGCGTCGGGTCCGACGATGGGGCCGCAGGCGGGGCAGGCCGTGCAGCTCGCCGGCAACCAGACCGTCGTCATCACGGGGGTCGGTACCGCGCAGAACGCCCCGGCGGCCCCGGCCACCGGCGTGACGGTGTATCCGACCTACGTGTTCGGTCGTGGCGCCTACGCGCAGGTGGTGCTCGACAACATGAAGTTCACCTACCTGAAGGACGCCGACAAGTCCGATCCGCTCAACCAGATCCGCGTGATCGGCTGGAAGGCATTTTGGGGGATGCTTATCCAAAACCAAACATTTTTTATGCGCATCGAGAGCACGTCGAATTTTAGTTCGGCCTTCGGTTAACGGGCTCCTCTGGCGGGGAGATAGCGGCGAAGCGTGAACTCCGGCGAGGCCCTAACCTCGCCGGAGACGCGCAAGAGGAGACGGTGATGGCACTCGCGACCTTCGGATCGAACGCGCAGACGACGCTGTCAGCGCTGCTGTGGAAGTCGTCGTCGCCGATCGCCGACATCGCGTCGATCTGCAACGGCATCAAGAACGACCTGAACACGCCAGATGGATGCAAAGGCGCGTTCGCCAACAACGGCATTCTCTATGTGCCGAATCGGGGCGTCTTGAAGTTGCGTCCTGGTGATTGGGTCGCGCTCACTTCAACGGGGTTTCCGATCCTGCTCAGTGCCGCGGCGGTCGCGGCCGACTTCACGCACAATCCATAACAGGAGTTTTCATGGCCAAAACGCCGTCCAAGGGTCACGCTTCGATCACGGTCATCGACCCCACGACATTGACCGACGAAGATCGAGCGTCCTTGCGCGCGCGTGCGGCCAAGGCCGTCGATCTCGAAGTTAAGCAGGCAACCATCGACGCGATGTACGAGCAGTTCCTCAAGGAGGAGCGCCAGCAGCGCAATCCGGTCGACGAGATCAAGTACATCCAGCTCGATCTCGCCGCACACTCCGACCGCATCATGCTCGACGGCACGGTCTATTTCCACGGTACGACCTATGCGGTGCCGCGCCGCGTCTACGAGGTGCTGCGCGAGACGGTGCAGAACGGCTGGCGCCACGAGCGCGAGTCGGAGGGCAAGCTCAACCGCAACGCCTACCGCAAGCCGATTGCGCCGGTACTGAGTGGCCGGGGTGCTGCGTAATGAACGACACCGTCAAGCTCCCCGAGGCAGCGGCGCTCGGCATTTCGGTGCAGCTAGAATTCCCCGGTGGCACGCTGGTGTTCCAGACGCATGTGCCACAGGAGACCAGCAAGACGGACCTCGACGCGCTCACCGACAAGGTGATCGCGGTGGCCGATCGGCAGCGTGCCAAGAACACCGTGACCGAGTTGAAGCGCAACAAGGAGTCGCAGCTTGCGCAGTTGCTGAATCTGCGCGAGGACCGCGACCGGATCGATGCGCAGATAGAGGCGCCAGCGGAAGACGGCCGGCGCAAGCCAAAGCCGGATCAGTCGCAGGTGCGTGCGCGCGAGCAGTCGGTGGTGATGGAGCAGAAGCTCGTCGACATCATCAAGCGCATGGACGAGCAGATCGCCGAAGCGGAAGGCATCATAGCGGGCAAGTAATGTGGCTCTCACGTACGCCCAGATCATCAATCTGTCCTGCCTGGTAGCGAAATGCCCTGGCTACGGCACGCTGGCCGGGCAACTGCTGACCAACATCCTTGACGATCTTTGCCGCAACTACGACTTCGACGTGGCCAAGGACACGTTCAGTTTCGCGTTCAATACGAGCATTGCCGGTGGTGCGGGACCGTTCCCACTGCCCGCCGACTTCCTGCGCTCCGACCAGAACGACGTGTTCTTCACGATCAGCGGCGTGCCCTATGTGATGATCGCGATCGGCAACGCCGCCTATGATGCGACGGTGAAGACGGCGGGCTTCAACTCCTACCCGATCTACTACACCACTAATATGGATGTGGCTCCTCCGACCATGGAGGTGTGGCCGCCCGCGAGCGGATCATACCCGGTCACGGTGCGCTATCGCCGGCTGATGCCGAGCGTGGCGACGCCCGAGAGCGACACGACGATCCCATGGTTCCCCAACCAGACATATTTGCGCCAGCAGCTCACCGGTGAATTGTGCCAGCTCACGGGCGACACGCGCGCGGCTGAGATGCTCGGCGACGATGAACGCGCGACGCCGAACGGCGCAGGCGTTATCTTGCGCAAATATCTCAAGCTGAAGGACAACGCGGCGAACACGCAAAAGTCGGTGCAGCGCGACCGGCGGCGATTCGGCAATAATTTTTCGGACCTGCGTAACACCAAAACCGTGGGGTGGTGATGGCGCTCCGCAACTCCTCACCGATGAAGTGGATGCCGCGGGGCGTGTCTGACACGCTCGACGCGACGAATTCATTCACCGGCGCGATGCGGACGTTGCAGAACCTGATCCGCGATCCGACGACGTTGGGGATCTGGGTCTGCCGGCCGGCGGCGATTCAGCAGACGGCGTTCGGTGGCTTCCCGGCGACCGGATTCGTGTCGTGGTTCGAGGTGATCGGCAATCAGATCTACGGATTGGTTGCCGGAACGACCTTTGCTGGACGCGATTTGCCGTTCTGTTATGATTTTGCCACCGGCAATTTCATCGCAGTCACTGGCGCGACGGCGGCGAATACGCCGCTGAGTCCGGCTGCATCAGGTGCATGGCACCCGCCGATCGGCGCGCTGGTCGGCGTCAAGCTGGTGGTGACGCATCCGGGTTTCCAGGGCGGCGCAACGCCGTTCTTCGGCTGGTTCGACGTCACCAATCCGGCGGCGCCGACGTGGAACGCTGGCAATACGGCGACCAATGCGTTGCCGACTGTGCCGCGCTCGGTGTTCCAGTTCGGCAATCGTGCCTATTTCGCCAGCGGTCGTTACCTCGTTTTCACTGACGTGCTTGACCCGTTGACCGTGACGAACGCCACGCAGGCGCTAACGCTCGGCGATAACCAGCCGATCACGGCACTTGGTGGCCTCCCAGCCGGGACGCTCACCGGCGGCATCGTGCAGACGCTCATCGTGTTCAAGAGCGAGAGCAACCCGATGCAGATCTACCAGGTCACCGGGGATGCGACCAACGTTCCGAGCCCGCTCAGTATCAACAATTTCCCGGTCGCGACTGGCACGCTGTCGCCGCTGTCGATCTGCTCGACGCCGAAAGGCATGGCATTCCTCGCGCCTGACGGGTTGCGCATCATCGATTTTGCCATCCAGGTCAGTGACCCGCTCAACATCGACGGTTCAGGCATCGCTGTTCCGTTCCTCTATGCCGTCGAGCCGAGCCGCGTGTGCGCGGCGTGCAACGGCAACATCATGCGGATCTCGACGCAGAACGGCTATGCGGTTGGATCGCCGTTCGAGGAATACTGGTTCGATTTTAAGTACAGTCAATGGAGTGGTCCACACACGTTCCCGGCTTCGCTGATCAAGCCCTATAGTGACCAGTTCGTGATGGCGCCGCAGAGCGTGTTGCAGAAACTGTTCACCAGCGACGTGCGGCAGAAGTCGACCAGCACCTATGTCGAGAACGGCGCGCAACTGTCCTTCATCTGGCAGACGCCGATGCTGCCGAACAAAGATACGATGTCCGAATACAACATGATCGAGACCACGGTCGACATCGCCTACCCGCCGACGCAGCTCGCGTTCGTGGCTTCATGCGGTGACGAAAACAATACGCTGTTCGACAGCGTCAGTCTTTTGCCCAGTGGCAACCCGACGCTGTGGGGTTCGTTCAACTGGGGACAGGCACCGTGGCTCGGCGCCGCGAACGCGCTGACGGCGCGGCAGTTGCCGTGGCATCAGCCGATCACGTTCCAGCGTATCTATGTAGGACTGAGCGGCGATTGCAGCGGCGCGCTGAAGATCGGCTCGTTGCGGATGCGTTACGAAGAACTTGGCTATCTCCTCCAAATACCGGCGGCCTGATATGTACAAATGGAAGTGGGTTGCACTGCTGATTGCCATCATCGCTGCGGGGCCGGTCGGCTTCGCGGTTGGTCAAATCGTCCCTGCCCTGCCGTTCCAGTTGCAGAACAACACCGTCGCCGACGCCACGCAGGTGATGGCGAACTTCAACCAGCTCCTCAATAACGTCAACACCAACGCAGCGAAGAACGGCAGTAACAGCGACATCACGGCGTTGCTCGGGCTGACGACGCCGCTTGCACCGGGAGTCGGCGGCACAACGACGTTCACCGGCGGAACGTCGGGCGGTAGCGCGAATGCACAGACGGTCACGCCGGTGGTGCCGAGCACGTTCTCGCTGGTAGTCGGATCACGCGTCGTGTTCGTTGCCGGGTTTGCCAATACGGCGGCGATGACGCTGAATGTGGCGGCGAGCGGTGCCAAGGCGGTGTTCCGCAAGACACAGCTTGGTCCGGTAACGACGGCCGGCGGTGAACTAAACGCGGGAGACGTCGTCGAAGTCATCTACGACGGTACGCAGTTCCAGCTAATGGGTCCACCGACAGTCGTCGGCGAGATCAAGGACTACACCAGCACGGTAGCACCGGCGGGCCATCTCATTGCCGATGGGAGCTGCGTTTCGCAGACGACGTACGCGGCCCTGTTTTCCGTATACAGTGTGCAGTGGGGCTCTTGTGGCGGCGGCTTGTTCGCGCTCCCCGATACGCGCGGCCGTGTCATGGCAGGACAGGATCTCAACGCTGGCCGTTTGAACGCTGGTGGCAGCAATTGCGGCACCGGCGGCACCGCAGCGATGACCGCGGCCTGCGGTGCGCAGAACGAAGTGATTAACCAGAATAACCTCCCCGCCGTGACATGGCCAAATACACTGGGAGTTACGCGCGGCGGTGCCGTTGCTCTCTCGGCGGCAGCCGGCGGCGTGCTCAACAACCAAGGCGTCGGCGGTGGCGCCAACGTGACGGGCGGTGGCGGTGCTTATAACATTGGTGCCATTACGGTCGTCGACACGCAGACGTTTGGGGTATCGGGTGGCGTTACGTCGGGCGGCTCCGGCTCCGCGCTGATTACCGTGCAGCCGACGCTCGTCGTCAACAAGATCATCAAGTATTGACCCTAAGACGGGTCGCGCGTACAAGTTCACCAATGGGCTGAGCCCGACAGATGGAGGCTGGAATGAATTTCCGAAAACTGGCGGCCGCGGCCGTTCTCGCGCTCTCCATCGGCGGTATCGCAGTTGCGGCCAATCTTCCGCTCTATACCGGCCCAGCCGGGACCAACCCCACGGCCGACTGGCCTCCGGGGCTCGGCACCATCAACCAGGTCGTGCAGGCGGTCAACGGCGGCACCGGCGGCCTGATCAACGCGCAGACGGCTTCGGTCGGCACCGGCGCGGACACGACCGAGGACGTGCTCCAGACCTATACGCTCCCGGCGAATACGCTCAGCGTCGCCGGCCAGTCGCTGCGCATCACCTGCCCCTACTCGACCGGCGCGACCGCGAACAATAAGACGGTCAAGCTTTACTTCGGAGGTTCGTCGGTCTCCACCGGCGTGATCGCCGCCAACGCGCAGCAGGGCTATCTCCAGCTCATCGTGATGCGCACGGCCGCAGCGACGCAGGGCGTGTTCGCGAGCGGCGTCGGCGGCACCGGCTCGGTCTCGCCGATCGCCGTGACCTACACCGCCGGCACCGATGCGCTGACCGCCGGTGTCGTGATCAAGTGTACCGGCACCAACGGCACTGCGGCGGCGAACGACGTTATCGCGCGCGGCATGATCACCGAGCTGATCAAGTAAGGTGCGGTTTACGCGGGAGCAGTGGTTCGCGCTTCCGCTTAGTTCGCGGCAACAGTTCTGGGAAGAGACGGACTATTCTCGAAACGAACCTTCGTCCGAACTGCGGGCGAAAATCATGGAGTGCTGCAATGGCCGAGTCGAACATGCTCAAGGGGCTCACCAAGTCGTGCCCGCCACCCCCGAGCGACAAGCCCAAGGGCGAGAGCGTGAACAGTGAATCAACACGTACCACTGCCGCCACCAGCCCCAAGTCGCTCGGCCCGCGCTGCGCCTAGGCGCAAGCTGACCTACACCTGGGAGCCGTTCTCGCAGATCATCCGCGAGGTGGCGCCGCTGTTTCAGGACCACTGGCACGAGCTGGCGCTCAACCAGGAGGCCATCCCGCTCGACCCCGACTATGACCGGTATCTGGTCTACGAACAGGTCGGCATTCTGCACATCCTGACCGCGCGCACGCCGGAGCACGGCCGCCTCGTCGGCTACGCGTTCTGCATGCTCGGCCCACATCTGCACTATGCCAGCACGCAGTTCGCCCAGTTCGACATGTTCTGGCTCGACCCCAAGCAGCGCATCGGGTGGAACGGCATCCGGCTGATCAAGTACGCCGAGAAGCGGATGGCGGATCTCGGCGCCAAGGTGATGGCCGGCGCGGTCAAGCGGCATTTCGCCGATGGCAGGGTAGGTGCATTGTTCGAATTTCTCGGTTATAGTCCGATCGAGACGAACTTCGCCAAGCGGATCGGGTAGCAGCCATGGGCATGTTGGCAGGTGGTGTCGGGCTGGCAGGCTCCATCATGGGCCTGCTCGGAGGCTCCCCGGCGGACAACGTCCAGCGTCCGCCGATGTTCAACATGCCCTACATGAACGAAGCGGCGGGCAACGCCTACAGCACCAATACCGCGCTTGGCGGGATGCCGAACGTGGCGGCGAACCAGTTGCCGCAGTACCAGGGTATCACCAACAATCTGCTCAACAACCCGTTCGCCGGCCAGTACCTGCAAGGCCAGCAGGGAGCGGCCAGTCTCGGCGCGGGCGCCGCGGGCTCGGCTTACGGCATGGGCAACTTCCTGACCCAGATGGGGCAGGGGCTCTATCCCTACGCCGGGCAGGTGATGCAGGCCGGCTTCGACCCGCAGAATGCGCTGTACGATCGCACGCAGCACCAGCTCCAGGAGCAGACGCGCGCCGGGCAGGCCGCGCGCGGGCTCGGCGTGTCGCCGTTCGGCGCCGGGCTGGAGAACAAGGCCATGTCCGATTTCAACATCGACTGGCAGAACAACCAGCTTCAGCGCATGGCGACCGCGGGCCAGAGCGCCAGTGGCCTGATCGGCACCGGCAACCAGACGATCGGCCAGGGCGTCGGCATGATGGGCGCCGCGCCGGGCATGCTCAGCAGCACCAGTATGCTGCCCTATACGGCCTACAACACGATCGGGCAGAATCAGTACAACGCGCTGAACCAGAACAGCGCGGCCGGCGCGCAGGCGCAGGTGGCGCCGCAGCAGCAGTTCCAGAACTGGCTGAGCTATCTCGGGACCGGCAATCAGGCCGGCGGCGTCGCTAACAACAACTTCACCGGCGGGCTCAACCAGGCCGGCATGAGCTTCAACCAGAACCAGATTCTGGGGCAAAATCTCGGCAACAGCATCGCCGGCATGGGCAAGGCGATGGGTGGTGGATCGGGCGGGAGCAGCTTCATGCCGTCGTCGTCCTTCATGAACAACTCGTGGGGCTGGGGATGAACCTGTCAGGTCTCGGAGCCGGGCTCGGCGCGGTTGGTGGTGGTTACCAGCAGGGGATGCTGGCCAACAACCAGATCGAGGCCGGGCAGCTCCAGAACGCCGAAGCGCAGGCCAAGCAGATCGGCATGGCCGCGTACTTCCGCGCGCTCCAGGGGCTCACCGGTGGTGCTGGTGGCCCTCCCGGCGGCGGTCAAGGTCCGCAAGCGCCGATGCCCGGCCAGCCGTCACAGCCCTCGCCTGCCCCGGCCCTTCCTCCGGGACCAGCCGGCCCCCCTGCCGTCATGGACCGGTCTGGCGTAGCGGCGCCTGATGCGCAGGGGGTGTACGGCCGCGGCGCGACGATGCAGACTCCTGGTGCGGAAGGCGGTGCGTTCCCTCAAGCGCCACCGCCCGGCATGCAGAGTGCTCCGGCAGCGATGCCGCAGCAGGGACCGGGTGGGCCTTCGACCCCGGGGGTACCGCCCGGTCCTGGTGATCAAACGGACGGGCAGGGAGGCCTGCGCCTGACGTGGCAGGGCATCGCGCATTCGATCAAGGCGAACAATCCCGGCGTGAACGATCTCGCGCTGGCGCACGCGGTCGACAAGTTCGTGCCGATGATGGCGGCGCAGAGCCAAGCCGAGTGGCGCAACCTGCGCACCGAGATGATGGGCCAGATCGCCGACGTGAAGTCGCAGGCGTGGCGGGACACCGCGGCGACACGGGCCGATGCCGCGCGCGATGTCGCCGGTACACGCGCCGGCGCGTCGAACTACAGCGCCGATGCGCGCGAGCGCAGCCAGTCGGCCGCCGAGACGGGCCGTCAAGGTCGCTTCGACACCAGCGAGGACCGTCGCCGCGATGCGATGGACCAGCGCGACCAGCAGTTCCAGCAACGTGAGCAGCGGCTCCAGGACAGTCTGAAGCTGCGCACCGACAGCACATGGGCGCGGCTGGACCAGCAGAAGCAGCAGTTCGAGCAGCGCATCGCGCAGGGCGATCGGCGCCAGGCGGTGACCGAGTGGCGTGCCACGGTCGACGCGCAGCACAAGTACGCGATGGAGAAGATCCTGTCGGCGCGCGACATGAAGCCGGCCGAGCGCCAGCAGATGATCGCGGACCAGAATGGCTGGTACACCGGCCAGATCGAACGCATGAAGAACCTGACGTCGCAGCAGGGCAACATGACCGATGGAGGCAGCAAAGTCATCAGCCAGACGGTCGAGAACGCGCCGGCCGGTGCGCAGGCGCTGCCTCCCGCGTTCAAGGCCGACCCGGATGGTACCAGTTACCAGAAGGGTGGCCAGACGTGGATCAAGCAGGGCGACAAGCTGATCATGAAGCCGGCTGGTACTGGCCCGCAGTCCATGAGTGACGAGCAGCCCGATCCGGTTCGTCCAGGCGCGCAGTATGCAGCGATGGACAATCGCCTGCCGCCAGACAAACCCGAAATGGGTGCGCGAGGGACTAGTAACGCAGGCGGTACAGGAAGCGGCAAAGTGGTTGCTCCTGACTACGGCAAGGGACGGCTGGAAAACCCGGAAGGTAACATCTGGTACGCATCTAAGCCGCTTGAAGCCATTCGACAAGAGACACGCGTTGACCATCTGCGCATGCGACTTGGGCAGCTTACGCGCGATAAAGCAGCGACCAAAAAGACAGGATACGACGTCGAGAGCAGCGACTACATGCATTACAACACCGAGATAAATGCCATTCGCGCTCGGTTGCGTGAGCTTTCCGGGGGCCAGTAATGGCCTCCATCCCGCGCATCACAGTCTACGGCCGATCGCCCGACGCGCCTCCCGACGACTTCCAGCGCGTTGCCGACGACATGGGCGGGTTCACGCGTGGCGACGCCACGCAGGGGTTCAGCCGCGTCCAGGCGTCCACGGGAGCGCCGGAAGGCTCGCCTGCGCTCGCGCCGGCCGTGGCGCAAGCCGAGCCTGCACCGGCAACGCCCGATGCGGGTGGCTTCTCGCGTGTGCCGAATCAAGCCGTTGCTGGTGCGTTCGAGCAGCTCCCTGACCAACCGGCGGATCAGTCCTTCACCACCCCGGCTGGCACGTTCACGCCACTCTCCGGTGGACCTACGCGCACGCCCTGGTTCGACAAGATGCTGGAGCCGATCACCAGCTATCCGGCGACGCAGCGCCGCATGGCCGGCGAGGGCGTTGAGCAGATGAAGTCCGGTGTCGAGCAGATCGGCACCAAGGGTGAGCGCACCAAGGGCTTTTTCAACACCGCGCTCGGCGCGCTGAACTACACGTTCTCGCCGATCAACGCCGCCGCGCACACCATCGTCGGCAAGCCGCTGGAGGAAAACACTGGGCTCCCGCATCAGTACAGCGAGTTTGCCACCACCCTCGCGCTTCCGATCGTCGGCTTTGGCAAGGTGCCGAAGGGCGTGCAGAAAATATTCTCGCCCGAGACAGTCTCGCAGGAGGCGATGGATGCCGCCGCTCTCATCCGTCAACGCAGCGGACTTGCCGCACGAGACACCGAGACCACCGCGGCACAACTGGAGAGCTATTCAAAACCGGTAAGCGAGCTGCCGACCGGCGTGTCTCCGGCCGGCGCGCCGCCGGTCATGGCGGCTCCCGACACCCAGCTCGGCATCATGCACTACATCGAGGGCACCGGTGCCGCGCCCTCGACGCCGCCGATGCGCGCGCTCGCCGACACGCTCAAGCAGTCGTTCGCCGAGCGGCTGGCCAAGCTCCAGGCGCTGCCGCAGCACGCGCAGATGGACTTCGTTGAGAACTACTTCCCGCACTTCTGGAAGAACCCGGCGCTGGCGCAGTCGGTCGTCACCAGCGGTGGGTTTCTCCGGCAAGGCTCCGGCGCCAGCCTGAAAGCGCGCACGGTGCCGACGATCGAGGATGGCATCAAGCAGGGGCTGGAGCCACTGACGACCAATCCGATCGACGCGACCATGCACTACATCACCAGTATCGACAAGTTCATCGCCGCGCAGGAGATCCTCAACACGGCAATCAAGGACGGCACGGTCATCTACCGACGACCGACCGTGATGGGCGCCAGCGGACACAGCAACAGCCTCCAGGGCGTGCCGCCGGGCTACGCGGCGCTGAAGGGACGCGGGTCGAAAGACGCAATGGGTGCGACTGCCTACGCGCCGGAGGACTGGGCGCGTATCTACAACAACAATATCTCGCGTGGCTGGGCCGACGTCGGCGAGGAGTACGGCAACGCCTACACCAAGGCACAAACGGCCGCCAACGCGATCACACAGACGTTGCTCAGCTTCTCCGGCTATCACGCCTTCACGATGGCGGAAGCCGGGATGTCGAATCAGATCGCCAAGTCGATCGAGGCGATCAACGCCGGCAAGCCGTTCAACGCCGCCAAGGAGTTTGCCAAGACGCCGCTCGCGCCGGTGGCCTATGCGTTCAAGGGCGCCAAACTGCGTGACGTGTATCTCGGCAAGCTGGCCGCGCGTTCGCCCGAGGAGAAGGAGATCGTCGACCTGATCACGCAGGCCGGCGGCCGCATGGCCAAGCAGCCGAAGCTGGCCGACTACGACTCGTCCGCGCTTGGCGACTATTTGACGTCGTTCCGGCGTGGCAAGCTGGCGGCTGAATTCAAGGCACAGGGCGCCGATATCGCGGCCGCGCCGATCGGCGGTACGTTCCGCACCGCGGCGAGCAACATCGGCCGGGTGATGGACACGTTCAACAAGCCGCTGTTCCAGCACTACATCCCGATGATGAAGAACGCCGCGGCATCGGAGAACCTGTCGCAGTGGATCAAGTTAAACCCTACCGCCAGCCAGGCCGAGAAATTGGCTGCGGCGCGTCGTGTGGTCGACAGCGTCGATAACCGCTTCGGCGAAATGATCCAGGACAACATCTTCTGGAACAAAGTCGCCAAGCAGAGTGCCATGCTGGCGATGCTGTCCTACTCGTGGAACGTCGGCGGCTGGCGCGAGATCGGCGGCGGGGTGCGCGACATCGCCCGCACCAGCGTCGGCCAAGGTGGCTGGACACCGAAGGCGAGCTACGTGGTGGCGACCGCGCTCAACTGGGCGATCATGTCGGCAAGCTACCAGTATATGAAGACCGGCGAGGCGCCGAAGGACATCCACGACCTAGTGGCGCCGCGCACCGGCGGCGTCGACGCGCGCACCGGCCAGGACGAACGGATCATCCCGCCCGGCATCATGAAGGACGTGTTCGGCTACTATGAGCATCCGATGCAGGAGGTGTTCAACAAGGTTAACCCCGCGCTGAAGATGGTCGGGCAGACGTTGACGAATCAGGATTGGCGCGGCGACCCGATCTTCTCACCGAAAGATCCGATGCAGTCGGCGATGGAGAAGGTGCCCGACTGGCTCGCCAACTACTTTTCGTACGTCACCAAGACGATGTCGCCGATCCAGGTGCAGCAGCTCGGCCGCGGGCCGGAGGAAGGCTCGGCGCTTAATCCGGTGGAGCTGGGGCTCGGCATCCGCAAGGCGCCGCGACAGTTCACCGACCCGGAGGGCTACGAGATCATGCTCGACAAGATCAAGCGCGACGCGTGGCGTCGCAAGATGTCGCATGATAAGAAGGAAGCCGAGCGGTACAAAGGCGGATCGGAATGAACTGGCGTGCGGCACTGCGGACGGCCCTGGCGGACATCGATGAACCCGTGATGGAGCCGCCGATGAACCGGTTGACGGCGATGCCACCGGCACCGACGCGCGCGCCGCGCACTGCTGCGGTCTCCACCGTGCCGCGCGGGCTGGAGAACGATGACCTCGCCGGCCGGCTGGAGCGCGCCACGTCGCGCGCACTGGAGCGCGCCGACGATCTGCTGGAGATCGACATCAGCGACGAAGGTCATGAGAAGTTCGGTGACAAGCTACGCAGCCTCAACTCGACCATCAAGACGGTGATCGGGACACAGGTGCGGGTCGATGAGCACCGGCTTAAGGCACGCAAGCTCGACGTGCTACCACAGCTTCTGGAGGCGATCGAGGCGGAAGAGAAGCGGCGCGCGCTGGCGTAATGGACGACGCATCAACGCGCCTTGTTCTCAGCCTCGCGTATCGCGGCTTCACGGGAAACAGCGCCCCACATGATCGAGCGGAACTCCGGCGGCCATTTCATGATATCCATTTCGCGATCGAGGGCGACGAGCGTGTCGCGTGCCTTCTTTGCGATCTTCGCCGCGAGGGCTTCCGCCTTTTGGATGTCAGTCATGGCGTTGCTTCCCCAGCACTGCGGCGGTCTTCGAATTCCTCGACTCGCCACCCCCGCTGTCGACAGAGCGAACCGGTGATGTGATATGCGTTCCCGCCAAAACGAAAAACAGTCGGTTCAAGTTCGGCGAGCCTAGGGTCATATCCCGTAAGCTCATCATTGTATTCGGTGATCGCGCCGACAAATTCCGGCGTGTGAATCAGGTAGAGGCGGTCATTGTCTTCGGGCACCCCGACTAGATTGTCGCGAAGCGGGCTTCTCATGTTGTGTTCATCTCCGGTTATCGCGTCGGCTCGAATTTGGCTTTCAGCCGCTCGTACTCGCGACGGTCTTTGTCTTCGGCCGCGACATCAGTAGGATTGAGCCCCCAGAAGTCTCCTTCGTTGACCCAGACCAGCGTGCAGTCTCCGGTCTGGAACAGCGGAGAATTATGCATGTTCTGGCGAATTTCCTCCCACGTGTGCCCTTGGGCTTGCACGTAACGGAGCGTTGCTCGCCCAGGTCGCTTGCACGGCCCCAGGCCACAGTCCGAGCATGTGCGCGGGTACGCCTTACCCTCTGCTTTCAACGCTTCACTACATGCCATCGCTCTCTCCTGTTGTGGCCCGCTATCGGCCCCGTATCACTACGCTGGCGCTCTTGCCTCATTGTCCTGCACAAACACTTGGTCTGTCCGCGTAATCACACCGAGTGCTCCACTCACAGCGGGATGGTTGGCATCGATCTCGACGACGGCCTGCTGTGAACCGATGATGTCCGTACCCGCCGTGATCGTCGCGTGCCGTCTGCGGTTCGTGACGAGGTGGATCGCCTCCAGGTCGGCGATCAGTTCGCGGCTCCCGACTTCCTTTTTCAGCAGCCAGTCGCGCAGCGCGCGCTCGGAGATCATCAGGCGCTGGCCTTCCAGCTCGTAGCGCATCAGCGCGCGCCGGGTCGGCTTGGTCAGCGGCAAGTCGCGGGTCTTCACTCCCTGCTGGTGCGCGCGGCGGACCACCAGCACGCAGTCGACGTGCTCCGAAAGGAACTCGCCAAGGGTCTCGATCGATACCTGCACCTTGTTCGCCGGCATGTTGTCGGTACCGACGCTGTTGAGCTGGTCGAGCGCCCAGTTGACGATCCGGTTCGGATCGAACGCCAGGATCTCGGCCTGGTTGACGATCTTGCCGGCGACCAGCACGGCGCCGAGCGTGCGCATCCAGAACCGGTGTTCCGGCCGGTTGCCGGCCTTGGCCCATAGCTCGGCGGTCCACTGCTCCAGTGCCTGTCGCGCCCACGGCAACACGCCGGGGCTCATGAGATAGTCGATGAACGCATCCCCGGCCCATCCGGCGTTCTTCTCCATGGCGATGCGCAGGCGGTCGCCGGCCGCGGGGGTGACGCCCTCGGGCAGCTTGCACTGGAACTCCAGCACCCGGTAGGCGAGGGCGTCGGAGCCACCGGTATGCGAGAGCAGATCGTGGATCGAGATATTCGACGCGGTGACCATCAGGGTTTGCCACGCCGCCTGCGTGTGGTTGATCGTCCCGTCCTGCGCGCCGCGCATCTTGTCACGGCCGTTGGTGAACGTGGTGATGAAGTCGCGAATCACCTGCGGGTCGCGGTTGCCCAGCTCGTCGTAGACCACCGGCAGGTTGCCGAGCACGCCGAGCGTGATGGCCTTGGAGACGCGGGTGTCGATGTTGGTGAGACTGAGACCCTGCTTCATGCCCCAGGCGGTGGAGATGGCGGCGAGCGTTGTCGTCTTGCCAGTTCCGCTTCCGCGGCTGAGTAGATTGACAACAGCTCCTCCCTCGTCCGTAGCTTGTAGTCGCATGAGTGGAGCTGCGAAAGAACATGCGAGTGCAAAGCTCTGAGCTTCGCCGCCGACAGCGAAGAGAGCATTTGCCGCGTTTGTCCAGCTCGCGAGATTGCCCTCCTGTGGGCCGAGCCACTGGGCGCGTGTCTTGAGTTCGGAGCTGACGGTGACACCTTCGCGTACTCCTTCCCTGGTGTAGAGCGCGTCCCCGACCAGGAACTCGCTGAAGTCGTCTTTCCATCCGCATTGATCGAAGTGCATTTTCAGTTTCTCGGTGACATGATATGTATCGGCCGCGAGACGGGCATACAGGAGGAACAGCTTGTGATCGTGAATGACTGCACCATGCTCGGCCAGCTCCGACGCACCTGCGGCACCGAAAAGTTTACCGGCACCGACATGACAGTCAAACCAACCTCGGTGGGGAAGCCACTGACGAAAATGGTATGAGAACTTATCTCCGCGAACTTCACCGATGCCAACACCAGCAAGGTATATGCTGTGACGAGAGACAAGTACGTTAGAAGCTTCATTGTTCTTCTCCGTCGTGCAGACTAAGGCGCCGTTATCCCACGCGAACGGGCTCGGGACGGGAGGCAGCACGGACAAAGTGGAAGATCCACCCAGCCTATCCGAAGGCGAGCTTCCCGGCTCTGGTAAGGTATCAGTAGGAGTTGTATGGGCATTAATCCCAAGCGAAACGGGACTATTAATCCGTCCTTTGAATGGACACCCCACGCATCCTGCTGCGTACTTCGCTTCAAGTCCTGCGCATGTAGTCGCGCCCGTAAGCGCGCCAGCGCGGTCGAATTTCCAATCGGTTTCCGCTTCGGTGTAGCCTGCATACCCACTGCTCCACTCGTGCGCCTTGTCATATCCATCCTCGCAGAAGGCCAGAACGCCGAGTACCGCGTACCATTCCGGTTCTGGTATGTTGCCGCGCATCGCCCGTAGTCGTGCCACTTGCGCGCACTGGTCGGCAATATCGTCGGAGTAGACTGGTGCATAGTCGGGCTCGATTATCAGGGCTTGGGTTAGTGGGGACGCCGTAGTATCACGTACCAAAGCCACACGTTCATGCACCCGAGCAGAAACACTAAACTCCACAAGATGATCAAAGTCAGTGACATCATACGGCCCCTCTAGTGGTCCGCACTCGACCAGTCGAGGCGTTTCCAGTTTTCGGTTGTGCGTTCCAGGTGTTCTAAGAACTGAAGCCAGGTCTGTGGTACGAGCCGGATCGGCGTGGAGTCCGTGCAGTCGGGCCGCAGCTTTGAGAGCTGTTGCAAGCTCAAGCCAATCACCGGCGCCAAGACTTGCAGTGAGCGGCCAGTAACAATGAACTCCACCGCCAGAGCCCACGTACACGGGGGGTGGTAAGGCCATAGCGCCGACGAACCGAACCACTCCTTGGTAAGCATCCACTGCCGTGGCGTAAGGGCTATCTGGTTTTCCTGCATCGATGTCCAGCCAGAGGCTCCTGGCTCCCCATACATTGTCCTGCCGGCGGCTCGCGGTATCTACGAACGTCGAGCAGGCGTGGTAGACCGTTCGTCCCGCTGCATTTTCCGTCGCGATATGCCAAGCCAGCTCCTCGACCGTCTGGAAGAACCGATTGTAAGACCGTCCGCCGCCGAGGTTCGTCCATGCAGCATAGTAGCCATGCTCAGGCAGAACCGCGCGCAGGAACGCGAGTGCGTAGTCCATCCCGTACCTGCCTGATGTATGCCGGCCGTTCGAGCGACGACAGATTGGCAGGCACCGGGAACCCGCGCCGCGCCATCACTTCTTTCTCCAGCCGGTCGAGCGCATGGTGCGCCAGCCGGCCCGCCGGGCCACGCGGCTCGCGTTCGAGCAGAACCCACATCCGCACCGTGTAGCGCGGCCGGTTGAACCAGTGGTGCAGGTCGGCGATGGTGAGATCGCCAACCCGCATCACCTTCGCCAGCCGTGTGGCGAACGCGTCCATGACTTACCGCTGGCGCGGCTGGAGCGGAGCACCGAACGCGTTGTCGAGCGCGGCCGAGAGCGCAGGGTCTGGCTGGGCACCTTGCTGCATGCCGAACGCCGGCTGGCCTTGCGGCTGCGGCTGCGGCTGTCGGAGGAACCCCGGCATCTCGGGCATCTGCGGTGAGCCGGCGGGCATCGCCTGCGTCGGGATCGGCCCAGACACCGGTGGCGCAGCGTGCGGTTGGAACGAGACGGGACCGCCCTGCTGTGGCTGCGGCGCGAACTGCGGCGGCATCTGCTGCACTGGCGCTTGCTGCTGGAACGGAGCCTGTGTCGGCGCGGGGTCGGGCTGCTGCACCGGACGCCCGGCACCGGCGCGCACACCACCGCGACGGGTCCGCGGCGCGGGAGGAGCCGGCGGCGTCCCGCCGTTCGCCTGCCCAGCAGCGGGAGGAGAAAACTGCTGGGCAGGCTGTGGCGACCCGAACGCTTGACCGGCTGCGGGCTGCGGGGCGTAAACAGGCTGTGCAGGAACGGTGTGCCCTTGCGAGTTAGGATCGAATGGCATCGGCGCGTACTGCGGTGCCGCCGGCGGCGGGGCCTGCATCTGCGGCATCGGCTGCGGTGCGGCGAGTTGCTGCACGGGCGCCGGAGCGGGGAGCGCGGCGCTCACCGGCCGGTCGTCGGTCCCGATGGCGGTCTCGATCGCGCCGCTGGCGTCGACCTTCTCGATCAACCCGTCGACATAGGGATACATCTGCTGATGAAAGCCGATCGGCTGGAACAGCAGCTCGCCTTGTTTCTGTGGGTTGAAATAGATCCGCGTCACCACGTCGCCGGGGTCGGCGGCGCGCTGGCCCTCGCTATCGGTGATCTGGTGGCCACGCAGCGCAGTCGCGAGCGCCGACAAATTCTTCAGCGAGGCCGGCGGAATGTTGAGCTGGTAGACGAGCTGCGCCGGGTCGTTGCACACCAGCACCGCCAGCTTCTTGCGGTCGTTGCACGCCTTGGTCGGCTTGTTGGTCATCCGGCTGGTGGACGAGCCCCAGACGTTGTTCGGGCAGGTGGCGCACAGGAACCCGCCTTCGGCGTTCTGCGGCGAGCTGGCTTGGCTCGACGCGCCGATGCCGTTGTCGGAGAAGCACGTCGGCGGCTCGTCCTTGGTCGGATCGTACTCGAACTCGTAGTAGACCTTCGACTTCGACGGGTTGGCGCCGATGATCACGACGTCGATGTAGCGGCCGAACTGCTGGTCGAACAACTGCATCGGGATCTGCACTCCCATGCTGTCGACCAGCGTGAACGCCATGGCTTTGAGGGAGATGCGGGGCGGAGCGACCTGGCTCAGGCCGTGCTGCATGGAGGCGAGGACACCGGCGCGGCGGCGCCCGGCAAGCTGGACGGGTTGATTCATAGGACCTTCCTTTATGTTTTGCGAACCTGTAGCTGGGCGAAGCGATCGACGGTAACACCGGGTGGGAGCGCGTCGTTGTGCTCCTTTTGATACTCTTCGATTCCTTCCTTGGCAACGTGAGCCGTGAGCAAGTTTGTTGCGTTGTTCTCCAGCACGTACGCGAAGAACGCCTTCCGATCGGCGACCTTGGTCGACGTCGACGTCTTCAGGAAGAACGTCCCGCCGCCGGCCGAGCCGCTCGCCTTCATGCCGGGCTGCCAGTTCGGGGTGCGCTGCAACAGGCGGGCGTGCAGCTCGTTGGCGATCGTCGTCATGGCCTCGGTGTGCGGCTTGACGAACGCCGCCTGGCGCTCGGCTTCCTGTTCGAGGAAGGTACGCAGCTCCAGATAACGGCTGACGAGCTGGTCGTCGGAGTATTTGTCGGCGCTCATGTGTTTTCCTTCACCAGCGCCAGCATGACGCCTTGCAAACTCTCGTTGCTCTCCAGCCGGCGGTAGATCTCGCGCTCGATCGGCGTTGCCGCGAGCTGGGCCACCAGCGTCGGCTGCGTTTGTTTCGGACCACGGATACGCTCGTTGGCTTGCAGATACTGCTCGGTCTTGTCGGGCAGCGTGAACCATACCAGCAGCTTCGACACCGACAGGTCGAGCCCGTGTGACATAGTGCCGGGGTCCGCGAACATGATGTCCAGGTCGCCTTCCTGAAAGTCGCGAATGATCTTGTCGCGCTCTTTCGGTTTCACTTCGCCGTTCACGATCGCGCATTTGTAGCGCTGCGCGCCGTTTTCCTTGATCGCAGTGAAATGATCATAGAGCAAATGTAGCACACCTGTCAAGGGGGCAAGCACAATGACTTTCCCGCCGTCCCACTCTACCAGTTCCTCCACTGCCGCGAGGCGCGGACGTGCGTCGAGCTTGTGAACGACGCGCCCCTCCGGTCGATTCTCGTAGACTGCGCCGCATGCGATTTGAATAAGCTTCGTACGCAGCGACGCCTCGTTGACGGCCGATATCGCCCCGTTCTCCACCAGCAGAACCGCTTCACGCTTCATCTCCTTGTAGGCTTTGTTTTGCTGCGGCGTCATCTCGACGTCGATCAACTGCGGTGGCAGCATGGGTGGAACGTCGACGCAGTCGATCATTTTGAACCGCACGGCCGGTTGGAGCATCGCGAGTGCGGCCTCGTGCGATCCGGTGCGCGGAACGGATTTGAACTGGGTGAGCGGGTACATCGTGCGCGCTTCGTAGGAGCGGAACGACTCACCATTCGCCTTGTTCATGATGAAGGCGGGGCCGTAGGCATCCAAAGGTCCGTTGGGCGTGGGGGTGCCGCTCAACATCCATAAGTAATCGAGGGATTGTAGGATGGCTCGCGCGACCAGGGATCTCCCGGTCTTATGGTGCTTATAAGCTGAAAATTCGTCAACGATCCCGATGCGAATATCATCCCGCTCCGCAAGTGCACGGGATAATCCTGTGAGTTCCAAACGCCCACGCTTACCGGTGGTCGCGCCAACCTTGAGGCCATCGCTGTTGATGATGTAGTAGTCATGAGGTTCCGCAAGCAGCTTCTCGCGCTTCTTGGCGTCGCCGTGGAGAATGACATAGTCGCGTTTCCCAAGCAGGTTGTTGAAGATCGCATCGCCCCACACGCGCTGGAGGATCGACAGCGGCGCCACGATCAGGCAGCGGCAGTCGCCGCGCGGGTAGTGCTCCATGATGAAGTCGGACGCCCACAGTGCTGCCAGCGTCTTGCCGGTGCGCATCTCGTTGAGACAGAACGCCTTCGGATTGGCGGCGAGGAAGTTGGCGGTGATGATTTGCGCGCGGAACGGGATCTTGATCATCGGCCCGCGGGGGTAGGCGTAGTGCAGCATCGGCGGCGGGATCGGATAGCCGAGCCAGCGCAGCGTCTGGATGGCGTGCAGGCTCTCGGGCACCGCGATGTAGCCGTTATGCAGCGAACGCGTCTGCGGCAGGTACTGCATGGCGCGGTGCGGCTGCGGTTCGTCGTAGACCAGCAGCGCGCGCTCGCGGTCATGGTAGAAGGAGGGGGTCATGGGAGACCGGGGTGCGGAATTGTTACGTGGTCAATCGCGCCAATGAGATACTGCAATGCTGACATTTGGTTCACACCAGCTACCACAAGCGCGTCACCACCGGCTTCAGCAATATGTCGCATCGTCTGGATTTGGTACTTGGTAGCTTCCGCATCTTCGCGCTTGGCTTCAATGCCGATAAACCTGCCTTTGTAGCAAACGAGGAAGTCGAGCGTCTTGGCGCCGTAGCCCATTTGCACCGGCATGAAGTAGTACGCACCGATGCTGTCGAGATAGGCTTTGATCTCGGCTTTGACTTTGCCTTCGGGGGTCATGTTTCGATACCTAGACGGTTGAGCGCGCCTGCTATGTCGCGCATTTCTGCTTTCATATCAGCGACGTTGTCGTAGCTCTTGCCGGTTTTTGTGTCGGTAGGCGTGGCTCCAAAGCGTATGTATTTCCCGTACGCCTGTAAAAATTCACCGCATTCCTCGACCAGATTCCCGAGCTTGCCTTCAAATGTATCTGGTAAAAGATCAGCGCGTTTCATGGCTTCCTCGCAATATCCCAAACAGGTCATGCCCGGCTCACAGCGGATGCAAGCCGGATCGTTCATTTCGGCGGCAGTCCTATTTCCGCGGCGATACGCGCGCGCTCCTCGGTCCACGACAGCGCACGACCTTTTTCAGCCATGCCGCCACGCAGCATCGGCACGAATACCACTTCGGCAGATCCGCCGAGCAACACGGTGGTCAGGACGCCCTGCGTTTGGCGCTCCATCGCGGTAAGGAACGCGCGCATCTCGCTGCCCGTTTCCAGGATCAGCTTCCCGCGTTCATCATACACCCCGTGTGCCATCAGTTTGGCTTCCCGCCGGGGAACAGCATCAGGTTCGGCTGGGTCGGCTCGCCGTCCAGCATCAGGACGTGGTGGATGGCTTCGAGCTTCACGAGCCCACGATCCGACACCGCGGCGCCGTCCTTCTTCACTGCCATCCACCACAACAGCATGTTGTGGCCTTCAGTGGCGCCCATGTCGATGAACTGCGTGGCATCGGGCTGGAGGTAGATGCGCAAGAGTTTCATTTATCGTCCTTCCTTTGCTTCCCTGGCGAGCTTCTTGTTGTGCCGACACTGCGTCACGTCGCACCAGGCACAGAGTGCGTTCGGCGTCTCTGGCCAATGCCCGTTGGCCTGGTACTGATATGCGCGGTGCATCAGCGCATTGACCTTGGCCCATGTGGCTCCTACGTTCGACACGTCATAGGTCTGTCCGATCTTGTCGGGTGCTCCGTTCAACCGGCCGATGTAGGCGTAGCGGGCGGTGTAGGTATACGCTTCTGGAGCGAACTTAGCAGCTAACAAGAGCGCATGCAGCTCAAGCTCGAACGGTGTTTCGTAGGTATCTTTGCCGGTCTTCCAGTCGGTGATGTCGACGTGCGTACCATGCACTACCGTGACGTCAACCTTGCCGGCGACGTAGCAACCATCACCGAAGAACCGCGCCGGATGCCCGTCCTTGGTGATGCCGAGTTTCATTTCGGTCTTGGCGTCGTGCGCAATCAGCGGCAGCGCATAACTTTCGAACTGCGGAATGTCGTCGGGCAACGGCTTGCCTTCGCCGATCCGCTTCTCCATGGCGTCGTGAACGTAGTTGCCCCAGCGCGCTGCATCGCTCTCGATCCGCTGGATCGACCGCGCCACGCGAACCTCGTATGCCTTGCGTGGACAGTTCTCCAGCTCGTTGAAGAACGTGTAGGAACCGACGATGCGTTGCGCTGGGGTGGTCATCTGCGTTGGGCTTTCACAGCTTCAGTATTTTTGTGGATCGCGCTGGTGATATCACAGGACGACAGCAACAGCAGGAACAGCCAGAAACATATCCAGCTGTGCCCCGGATGCTGCATCTAGCCGAACACCTTGGCGATGGCCGCGAGCAGGCGCCGCCGCGACGGCTTGGCCCGGCTCGACAGCGCCTCGGAGATCACCTGGAACACCGGGACGTCGGTGCGGTGCATGGAGCCCAGCAACTCCATGGTGCCGGCGAGATCCATCGACACCGCGGCGCCGCGGGGAGCCCGCTTGGCCTTGGCCACCTTGGGACCGTTTCGCTTTTTCGTCAGAGCGGCGCGGCGCTTGCGCTTCATCGCTTTGACGGGGTCCGCACGCTTCTTGCGCGCCTTCTTCATGTAGGGCTGTTTTGCCAGCCCCAACTGGCCTTCGCCCTGCGAGGGCACCGGCCCCGGCAGTCCGCCGGGGTTCATCGCACGTTCGAGATCGCTCATAACTTCCTTCCTTCCAATCGCTTCGCGCGGTTCTGTTTTTTCACGACGGAGTTGGCGATCCGAACCGCGCTGGCTTCATCGCCGCTCCGTTTCAATACCGCGTTAGCGGTGCTGCTCCACGCCTTCTTGGCCTTCGACGTGGTCGCCTTTTTCGTCTTGGACATCGCGTCGCTGGGCTTCCAGGGCATAGTTAGCTCCTGCTGGTTGGAGGATGTGGACGTTCCATTTAGTAGCACTGCATCGCTCCATCGCCCAGCGTTCTGCAAGAGCTACGGTGGCGAATGGACCCGTGTGCCACCAAAATTCACCGCCGGATTGGGCAACACTGCGCCAGCGTACTATCGCCTCCATCACACTTCCCTTTCTGAAAGTGAACCTTCAGCGTCAAGAGGAATATCAGGCATCCAAGCCGGCGGCCTACTCATTTCTGCGCAGAAATAGGCCAGCGTCTGCTCGGCATACTGATCGTCGGGGATCAGCCAGGTGCCGGCGTCGTGCTCGCGCACCACCGGCCAGTAGCCGCTCTCCTTGCCGATCCGGCAGATGTCCTGCTGGAAGCCGATCCACGCCAGCCACTGGATCAGGTTCTCGACCAGTTTGCCACCATAGAGCTTGGTCGTGCCGCGGCGCGTCTTGTAGCGCCACTCGCGCGCCTCGTTGTCGTAGGCCAGCTCAGGGTAGCGCAGGCGCGTGCCGTTGGGGCCGATGATCTGGCCGGTGTGGACCTCGACGCAACCCCACTGCACCGGCTGGTTGGTGCCGCCGATCGCCGATATCATCCGGCCGGCGTCTTTCCAGAGATCGGTTACAGCCTCGTGAGTGTCTCGATAGAGGTTTTTAGCGCGTTCGCCCTCCTCGTCAGCAAGATAGACTGGAGGGCCGTAGGTTCCTTTCCGGGCCGTAGCGATAATCGTTGCAGCGCCCGCTCCATATCCGCAAGACAGCTCAAGCTGTTTGCCAACGCCACGTTCCGCCGAATCGTTTTTCGTAATCGTTCGGCCGTAGAACTGGCTGGCAATACCGACATAGGGATCTTCCTTGTTCCTGAATTTCTCGACCACGTCCCACTGCCCGGCGAACATGTTGAGCACGCGGCACTCGATCTGCGCCTTGTCGACCTTCGCGGCTAGCCATCCTCGTGGGGGCTTGATGGCGGTTCGGAGCTTGCTGCCACGAGTAAAATTCTGAAAGTTGAGTTTGTCGCCACCGCTATCTCGATTCGTGTGTGCTCCAAATGCCGAGAGATAAACGCAAAGGCTTCCGCGCGAAGCCATGTATCCAAGCCGCTCAGATCGTGTCTGCTGAAGCGTGGACTTGACAGACAGTCGGGCTTCGGCGAGGGCTCGGGCGTTGTCGTCTGGGTCATCGACCAACTCCTGCATGAACGGGTCCGTCTTGGCGAACGCGTACTTGGAGCGCGGCGACCCATCAGCCGCGTCCTTCATCGCCTTCTGCTCTGGCTCGACGCCGATGGCGCGCAGCATGTCGGCGAACACGTCGTCGGAGCCGAGCTGCTGCGCCGTCACGCCGAGACGCTCCAGCAGGTTGCGCTTGTTGTTGGTCTCGTCCATCCACACTTCGCCGAGCATTTTTATGTCGCCGACCAGCCTGGGCTCGGTGAACATGCGCACCGTGTTGTCGACCCACGGGTACATCTCGGCCGGGAAGTCCTTGGCCATGATGTTGAACAGTGTCCAGATTGACTCGACCTCGTCGCAGCACCCACCCGCAACTTCACGCTGCACGTCGGGCGACATCTCGTGCCAGTGCTTGCCCTTGAACAGGTGGTACGGGGTACGCTTGACCGGCATGCCGTAGTGCTGGCGCACGTTGTCGAGCGAGACAGAGAGGTGATTACCGAGCTGTTGTCGCGCCATGGAGAGAGTGTCGAGCCAGTACTTCGGGCGGATATTGTAGTGGTGCGACAGGATCAGACCGTCGAAGTGTGCATGATGGCAGAGCACAGCGACGTTGTTCCAGTCGATCACACCAAACGGGCCGTGAAGATCCGCGCCGTTGGTCCAGGTCGTAAACGCCGGACCTTCATAACTGATCGGGTCGAACTGTTGTCGGATCGAACACCCATGTGCTTCAAACCGCGGATCGCGGATGTATGACTCCGTCGTCATCTTGGACAATGTGTACTCGTCGTCGAAGTACGTCTCGAAGTCGAGGGTAACGATGTTCATGTGGCGCGTGTACCACTGGTATGCGTGGCACTCGCGTTGAGTTTGGCCAGCGCACGGTCTAGATACCGGCGCGCGCCATAGCCATCCGGCAGCTTTTCGAAATCATCCTTCACGTACCGCACCAGTCCGGCGAGAATTTCGCGGTAATCTGCGATCTCGACCTCGGCAACGCCGAGCAGGTATGAATGAGACTTGCGGTCGACTTCGGTTAGCATGGCTTGTATCCGTGCATGAAGTTGAGGGCGCGCGCGATTAGATCGGCGTCTTTCATCGACTGTCCGCGGTCAGTGTCGGGGTCAACATCGTCGTCGCAATAGTCCTCGCTGACCGTGGCAAGGCGCCGATACGAATCCGGCCGCTCGTCCCAAATCTCGTACTTGATTGACCCGTCCTCCTGATCCTGGCGGTTCACGACGAACGGAGCAGCAGGGCTGTAGGTCTTGCGAAGCGGACGTGGCTTGCGTTTGATACGGACGACATTGTCGTTCATTTTGTGCCTCGTTTATTCGGCATAATTGCCACACCAATCATAAATTAACCAGGTAGTATGTACCTGGAACGCCAGTACCGCGGCGCACGTTCTTGATGCGCTTGCCTTTGTACCACAGTATCTTATTAAGGTAGTGAACACGAACCCAGAGCGATTTGCGCCCACTCAGTGGGCCACCGTCCCATAGACCGTACACCTTTTCGAACATGGTGTCGGATCGCACCCCGGTCTCGCCCGCCGCGACCAGCATGTCCACGATTTCGGCGTATCCGCGCTCCATCGCGATCCCGAACCGGCTGGTCGGTGGCAGTGCTCGGCCACAGGACGGACAGCATGATGTGCGCGCGAGCATTATCTACGCTCCAGCCTGAGCGCCTCGTCGCGCAACTCCTGCGCCAGCGCGCGCGTCAGCTTTTCGTCGATCTCGTTGGGGAGCAGCAGCTTCTCCATCCGGCCGGCGATGGCACGCAGGCGTTTGGCGATCGCGGCGGGGGAACGTGGCTTCGCGCTTCCTGTGCCGTATGGCGAATAGAGCAGTCCCATCATGTTTCTCCCAGCGCCTTGTGCTCCTCGCGCAGCCGGCGCATCGCCTCGACGATGCTCTCGGCGTGGTCCTGTGCCACCTGCGCGACGTTGACGTGGCTCTCCAGCAGCAGCTTGACGCGCTCGGCGGAAAGGAACACCAGGCGCTGGAGCCGCTCCAGCTCGCCGTGCGCGGCCTTGAAGCTCTCGACCGTGTTGGCGTTCATGGCATCGACGACGCTGGCGATCTGCTTCGACATCGCATCGGCGCGCGAGATGGTCTGGTTGGCCTCGGATGCGACGATGGTGTTCATGCAATCCTCCTTGCCGCCCACAGGGACAGCGCGACGCCGGCACCGAGCACAGGCGCGAGCCAGTCATTGCCATAGACCGGCTGCGGGTGGATGAACGTCGCGTCGACGACGCAGCCGATCAGCGCGCCGATAATGGCGACGACGGCAATCATACCTTCTCCCCCGCCATGCGCCGCACCGCGTCGACCGCGGCCATGAGCTTGCGCAGCTCGCCGAGCGTCGGCGTGCGACCAGGCAGCAGAGCCCGTAGCGGCGTCGCGTCGGAGGGACGGTTGGCCGGCGGCAACGCATCGGTGATATTCAGGATGGAGACGAACGGGAGGCGTGCCTCGTCGAGCACGGGCAGGACGGCGGTCAGGTCAACGTTGTTCGCGGGCATAAGGAAGCATCTCCTGCGGTAGTGGCCAATGACGTTTTGCGTCAGGGTACATGCGTTGACGTTCAATAGCACAAAGAACGCCACAGCACGCCATCCGGTACCGCTGCCACGCCGCCTCGCCGAACAGCTCTCCGGCCGTGTTGGCGTTGGCCTCGAAGCAACGTATGGCCGTGACGCTGTAGCCGGTCAGCTCGGACAGCTCCTTGATCGACAGCCCCATGATGCGCTGCCGCCAGTGCTGGGCGCGCGTGCCTTCGTCGGTCATTTTTGCGCGTCCAATTTTTTTAGAATGTCTCGCGCCCACGCTGCGGTTATCAGCGTGTTAGTCATACCCCATACGGTAATGAGGATGGTAAAAAACCAAAATTGAGGATCGGTCATCGGAACTTACCGAGAAAATAAAAGGCGATTCCCATTCCGATCGTGAACAGCGCACCCCAAAAGGCTAGTTCCCAGAGCTGCATTTCTCCAGTCACGCCACCACCTCGTTTGCCCGGTAGCTGATCGGCCCGCGCTCGAACGCCAGCATGGCCTCGTGAGCGGACTCGTAGGAGGTGGTGGAGAACTCAGGCTCGCCGGTACGGTCGAAGAAATCGCCAGCTAGCGAAGCATAGCCTTGGTAGGTCTGAAACCTGATCCACCACGCGCCATCGCGCTGCACTGCGTCGTAAACGCCGTTGTTGCCGGCGTGGATGCGAACGGGGGGTTTGGGCATTTTTGCGGTTCCGGTTCGCTAATGAAAATGACGGGCTTCTGGCTTGTGCGAATCTCGATCTGGCGTACCGCGCCACAAGCGCAATCCTCCACCAGCATCATGCCGACGGTACCTTTGCCACTTTCAGCAAGCAATTCTGCGCCGTGCGAATAGCGCCAGTAGTGCTTGTGCTGGAACCAGCTCACGACCGCACCGTGGCGCGTCCGCCGGTGAACCCGATGGCGATGCCGATCAGGACACCGCTGGTGAACAGCATGATGGCGATAGTGTAGAGCAGGTTCATGGAAACACCAGCGTCTTGCCGTTCCACGCGCAGTCGGGGATATGCGCGCGGATGTAGTCCGTGATTTCGGCGTAGAGCGCCGTCCGCTTGGCGTCGTAGTCGGCGTAGAGCGCCGTCTGCTTGGCGTCGTAGTCGGCGTAGAGCGCCGTCCGCTTGGCCTCGTAGTCGGCGTCGAGCGGCGCCAGCTTGGCGTCGTAGTCGGCGTAGAGCAGCGCCCGCTTGGCCTCGTAGTCGGCGTAGAGCAGCGCCCGCTTGGCCTCGTAGTCGGCGTCGAGCGGCGCCAGCTTGGCCTCGTAGTCGGCGTCGAGCGGCGCCCGCTTGGCCACCGCCAGGCAATCGCCCAGGTAAATCATATTGTGCAGGCGCGTCGGAACTTCGCGCGGCAGCTTGTATTTCTTGACGTACGCCACGCGCTCCATTACGTCGTGCGACTCTTCAAACAGGACTTCGTGGTGGAGCAGGCCAAACGTGCCCTTGGTTGGACCAGTGTAGTCGGGACGGCCGGGGAATATGGTGTTGGGTTCAGTCATAGAGGCAGGCTCCTTTGGCGGGAAAGACATAATGAAGCGGCGCGATGCGGGCTCAGATAGTATTCGGCGTGCAACTTGACCCGCCGCGCCGCTCTTTATGTCGTCCTCCTTGTGCTGGTGGTGAAACGTCGTTCCAAAAAAGCTCAAGTAGCTACCAATTGCGGGTTACAGAGAGCTGAGGCTAGAGCTTCATGGCGCACCTCCAGGGACGTTGGACGTTCAGTGCTTCGACTTCGGAACACTAGCACACAATAAGAGGAATGTGTGCAGAAATCGGCGCAAGATTATTGCGTATTTGCGTCAAGCCTAGCAAACAGGCGCGGGTGTAGCTTGCGCGCCAGAGGTTCGCCGATTCGTCGGCACTTGCGCAGATAGCCGCGATCGACCATGCCAACCGATGTATCGCTGTTGAGGTGTGCGAAGGTCGCCACCAGCCCCTCATGCATGGCGCCACGGCGATACTCGTCACCAACGAACAGCGCGATGACGTTGCACTGCTTGCCGGCGGTCGCGGCAAGCTCCAGTTGCTTGCGCGTCGTGCGCTGCGGAAACGTTTCGTCCAGGTCAGCATAGAATCGATATCCGTTCATTGGTCTTCCTCCATCGCTCTGGCGATCGGGATAATATGGGCGAACAGAAGCGTCAGGTGGCTGGACCACCGGGTGTCGATCGGAGTCGTTCCGCGCTCCAGACGCGAGACGGTGGTCTCGGTGGTACCGAGGAGATCCGCAAGGGCGCGCTGGCTGATGCCGGCGAGGTGGCGGGCTTGCGTGAGGTGCCACGTGGTCGTGATGGCGCCACGCGAAGGCATTTGCGCCTCCGGTGGCGGCTCGTAGGCGTTGGGGAGGGAGAAGGTCATTTGTTCACCTTCGCAAGTGCGATCCACGCTGCGTTCAATTGTGCCAAGCGGCGCATGGTTTCGGGGTCGCGTTGACGAATCTCCAGATCAAAATGATCGGAAAGCCACACGAGATTTTCGCCGAGTGCTGATTCAGCAAGTGCAATCGCGGCGCGTTGGTCGTTCGCCAGTTGTGCGCCGGCAGCAAGCGATTGAGCGGGGGTCATGGTCCTTTTATCCCTTCGATTACGATACAGCCGATGACGACGAACACGCCGCACGCGAACGCATCGTTTTCAAGCGCGAACGCCAGCGTAAAAATGCGCATTACCAAGCTCCTTTTGGAATGAGACATGCGACGATCAGCGCCACCAGGGCGCCAGCGAGGAGGGAGGGGAACATCAGTACCCCTCGCAGGCTTCGCGGAGCTTGGCCAAACTAGTCTCGCCAAGTGCGTGACGCAGTTTCAACGCAATATCGAGACATGCGCGATACGTCGCTTCAGCACTGCGCGAGTCGGTGTCGTAACCAAGTTCACTTGCCCAATCCTCGAAACTGGCAGAGTCCAGCACGCCAGCATCGGACATCAGCGAGTACAGAACATCGCGTAGATCGGGTTCGTGCTTTTTGCCATCGCTGCCACGACCTTTCTCGCACTCGGCGCGCAGCGCGGCATCGCGCATGAGGCTATTGTGCCCGCCAAGCTCGCGAACGCTGGCCTTATAGGCCGAACAATGGCCGCAACCCATGCCGTAGTCAGTGGTCAGAACGGCACGCTTGCCCGCATAATTGTGCAGCGTGACTGTCCAGTTCAGGCTTGGGTGCTTCTCGGCCTTGTTGCGCGATTGCGACCATGGCACGAACACGGCCGTCATGGTCAGGCCAAGCTCGCGCGCTACCGCGTCGATGCGTTCGGCTGCCGTCATCTCTTTGGCTTCGAGTGCCATTGTCTCTGTCCTTCCTGTTCTGACCTTCATCAGGCGCCGCGTCACGGCGCGACGGCACATATGTGCCATTTCGGTCTTTAGTGTCCGACCAGCTCCGAAGCATAGCCAGCAAAATATTTACCGCGCACGCAACTGATCATGTCCGCGTAGTCTTGAAATTCAAACTGACTGCGATGTTCGCGGATGTAGGCAATACGTTCTTTAGGCGAATAACAGTTCGCCCACGTTTCGTGCGCGTCCTCTTGCTCCAGTTCCGACCAATGGTCTTCGTTGACCACGGGATAATCTTCGAGTTTGCCCATGATGTCGTCGGCAATCTGGCAAGCAGTCTCGTCGTCTTGATGGATTGCGATCCACTCTACCCAACCTACCGCCCAATGCGATTCGCGGACAACGGTCACGGTTTCAGTCTCGCCACCCAAGGCTTTCAGCATACACGCGAAGTTGGAACGCTCCAGGGCGTCCGAGTCGCGAGACTGACCGACACCGCTGGAATAGTAGGCAGGCCACACCTCGCCGTAATAGTGCGACGGCATGGTCCACAGCTTGATGTGTTTCGGTTCGAACGTCATGGTCCTAGCTCCAGTTCTCGGCGGGTTCGAAGTTGATGCGCCATGCGTCCGACGGCATGGCTTGGGGGTGCGTGGCGGCGTAGTCCGCGATGCGGGCAAGAAGGTCATCGGCGGCGCTGCGCTCGTCCGTGCCGCGTCCGATGATGAGGTGGTGGTTGGCGGGGTCCAGGGCGGTGAAAAGGATCATGACGCGTTCGCCTTTTTGAGGATGGCGCGCGCGTGGCTCAGGCGACGGAATTGGCCGATGGAGACCACTGGCATCTTGCCATCGGCCAGACAGTCGTACGTGGCTTGCAGGTCATCCAGGATAGTGCGAAGCGCGCACCGGACGTTCAAGGCTTGTTGTTCGTTCATGGCGGGTTCCTTAGTTGTCAGTGACCATGATGTAGCACGGCCTAGGCGTGATGTCTAGTCCGTATGCTGCGACAAATGGTCACACTAGTCCGGTATGCGCTCGGGCTCGTTCGTAAACGCGTCTGTGCGACAGTCACTCGTCAGGGCGCGGATCTTTTGGCGCCACGGCCCAAGCGAGCCATCCGGGCGCAGCTGGCTTTCCCAATAGCGCGCGTTCGTGAGAACCTGCATAACCGGGTTCGTGATGTCCTTGGTCCATTCGTCATTCAGCCACTTGTACGCGGGCTCGCGCGCTAGCGTAGGGATCGGCGCGACCGTGGTTCGCACGATGTCAGGTCCGACTGCCACCTCGACGGTGGCGCCGTGCTTTTCGATCCACGCGAAGAGCAAGCCGTAGTGCCTGGCATTCGGCAGAGTGATTGCCTTGGCGCCACGTTCGATCTTGCTCAAGCTCTGTTCGTGGATGCCAACCATGTCTGCCAGGGCGGCTTGTGAGAGTTTTAGTGCTATACGGCGTCGTTTGATTTCGGCGCCAGTCAGAACGGGCAGTGGAATCGATGAGCGCAGTGACATTTGCAGTCTCCAGATTGATTATGTAAGCCAGCGGCTTATAAGCCAACGGCTTAAGCCTGTCAACGGCTTAGTCCAAAAACATGGTTTTTGACCATTTGGCTTAGTAAGTCATTGGCTTAGTGTTTGAATACAGGCTTAAGCCGTCGGCTTACTATTGACAAAATTCCGTTGAACTACGCAAGTGGTCAAAACATAGTCT